TGTTCTATTACCGAATCTTTCTACTTCTTGTTCGTACAATTCTGGTAGATATTGTTGAGCAAAATCAGCAAAATCTGCAGAACCTGGATCTGTCCACTGAAGATAGTTAGTTGATAAAACTGACTGATCTTGCGTTGGAAGTAACCCAGCGTTTTGTACTATAAAATTTCCTAAAGCCATTTTATATTAGTTTTGTGTTATTTTCGTTTTATTTTTAATTTAGAACTATTTACACCACTAACTGCTTTTACCTTAAATCCATTTAAATAAATATCATCAGGAGCTGTTTTTCTTCCTTCAGTATTTATATTTTTAGATTTTGCAATAACATCTCTAGTTGCATCAGCTTTGCCTTGCTCATAAAAATGACTTGCAATAGTATCAGCGTTACTAGCAGCGTACATAGCTTTATGATAACCTTTATAATCCACAACTTCTCCTTTATCGTTTAAGAACTTCTTAAGCACATTTGAAATATCAGATTGGGCTTCAGCAACTTCATTGGGATTATTTACAGAATATCTAAACTTCTTTTCTCCTACAGCGAAATCAAAACCTTTGAATTCATCAGAGAACATTTTGTTTGTTGTATTTATAAATTCCTCGTGTTGCTTTTTAGCTATTTCTTGTTCTTTGTTATATCTGTTGAAAAACTCAGCTGCTTTAGACATCTCATTATTTACGGTTGGCCTCAACTTGATTTCATCGTAATATTGTTTTTTAAGATTTTCTAAAAACTTCTGTGCTTTAGCAACTTCTTCTTTTTTTGCGAGATTTTTTTTACGAACCACTCGCTCTTCGTCGTAATCTTCATCCACTTTAAATTGTTCATCCATTAAAAATTCAATTTCTTCGGAATTTAAATGTGGTTTAGTATTTTTATAATATTCTTTTAATAATGTAGTATCATCTACGTTTGTATAGTCAGCATTTAATCTTACATAATCATTTATATCCCCACCAGTTTCATTCATAAAGTTAACTAGTTTCTCTACATTTTCTGGTAGGTTTGTTTTAATAACTTCTTCTGATGTGTTTACTGGTTCAGTAACAACTTTATCTTCAACAGGTTCATCAGTTATTTCTTGTAATACAGGATTTTCTTTTTCTACTTCTTCGACCTTTTCTTCAGTTTGCTGAACTTCTGGTTCGGATACTTCAACTTCTTGAACACGTGGGGTAGATTCTTCAGTAGATACGTCCACTGTGCTTGACTCTGTATTGGCATTTTCTTGTTTTTTTATTTCTATTTTAGGAGTTTCTACTTTTTTATTTGTTAATTTTTTAGGTCTCCCAGGTTTTTTCTTCATTTTAAATTCACCCTCTTGTGGGATGTTTTCTTCTTTTTTTTCTTCCATGATATGATATTATATAATTATATATTAAGCTATTGCTGATCCTAAATTTATATTTCCAATATTTTCATTTTCATTAACAAAATCCTTAGGTAATAAATTATTTTTTCTTTGATCAATCATATAGCTTTGTTGAGTACCAGATAATTTAGTTCGTTGATCTTTTCTGGCTTCAATTTCCGCTTCTCTTGCTTTTTGTTTTGCTGCATCAGCTTGAGCTAACTGTAAATCAAATCCAAACTTTTGTTCTGCTAATTGTAATTTATGACTAAATTCAGCTTCAAGTTTTTGTAATTCTAATTGATTTTTTCCAGTTTCTAATTGTAAGGTTGTTTGTGCTATAGCTTCTTGTTTTTGCACTTCAAACATCGCAGCTTCTTCAGCAGCTTTAGCACTCGCTTGAGCCTGTATTTGAACCATACGTTCTTGCTGTTGTTGATCAGCTTGTGCTTTTTGTCTTTGTTTTAATTTAAGCATTTGATTAGCTAATCGTAAATTTCTTACTTGTCGAATGTCAATTGCATCAGGTAAGTTAATACTACCAGCTTGAAGAGCTATTTGTATATTTTGTTCTAATGTTTGTTTTTCTTCTTCATCAGGTTCTAATTCAAGAAATATTCCAAAATCATACAAATGTAAGTTTTTTATTTCTTCTAAAGTAGCAACATTAAATAAACTAATGCTATTAACTAAAGCTTCATTAGTTAAACCAAACTCTAAAGAATCAGATACTCTTAAAGCAATATTTTCACATGCTCTAAGCGTAAGATATAATCCTGCATCTAATATATGTCTTGTTGCGACATTTGATTGCGCTACAGCTAGTTTTTGTAACCCTAATAAAGCGTCTTTATCTGGATTACTTCCATCTCTTGCTTCATTTAGTCCGGTTACATCTCTAATCATTTGTAGATAATATTGATAAGTTTGAATAAGACTTTGAATTTTAGCCATACCATTACTACTACTTAATTCTTGAATTGGAACTTTACCCGGGTTTATATCTCCATCTTGAGTCATTGACCTACCTACAATAGAACCCGTTTGAAAATACATATTTAAAGCTTCTTTAGGATTATAACTTGTACCATTACCTAAATCTACTTCTGCTAATCCATCAACATCTAAGTATACTCCATCAGGAACCATACGAGATAATACCTGTTGAAGTTTTAAAGATGTTAATTGAATCATATCTGCAAAAGTAATCATGCGCTCTACTAAAGAAGTAATTCTTCCTTTATATAAATCTGGAGCACAGATAGTATAGTTCATATTTACTTTAGTCAAATTAGAACTTGGTCGCGTCATATTTTCTGCCATTTTCCAATCTAACATTATAGGATGTCCTAATATTTTAGCACCATGATATAAAACTTCTATTGATCTACTTACTCTTTCAAATCCATCGTTTGGAGGAGGAGCAAAAGTGTCTGGTTTTTCAATTTGTTTTTCTAGTCCGTTTGCAGTTTTCTTAATTTTCCAAACCTGATCAGCATATGTTTTATATTCAAAATAAAGAACTTGAACTGTATCATCATCTCTATTACCTCTATAATTTCTTCTATAATTAGTATTACCAGGAAACTTTTGAATCATTTCTAACTCTTCTTTAGTTAGATTAGGAAATTCTTTTTTAAGTTCTGGTAAAGAAATATTTTTAACTTCTCCTACATAATATATATCTTCAAAATTAGGATCATCAGTATATGAATATACTAAATTAGAAGGATCTACATAATCTACTGTTACACCATTAGCTTTATTCCAATTAGTTTTAATACATCCAATTCCTATCTCTACTAAATCTTTATAAAATCTTCTTTTAGTTAGTTCAAATTTATTTCTATCTAAGACAGTATTAATAACTTCTTCTTCTGCAATTTCTATAGATTGTTTATAATCTAATTGTAAATGTATTTCTAATTCTTCTTCAGTTTCTGGTGGTTCAGGAACTTCTTTAACTTCACTTAAATCTACTCCCAACTGTTGTTGAATAGCTTGAAGTAATTGTCTATTCATTATATTTTTGTGAAGTTTTGTAGCATAATCAGTTCTAGCTTTTTGAGAAGCTGGATCTTGAGCAAATGCTTTTATATCATATACTTTTTCAGACATACCATTTACTACAATATCTACAAATTTAGGAATGATAGCAACTGGTGTCCAATCTAAATTTAAATAACTTAAATCTCCATTAATAGATAATTCATCTTTATACTTTTGTATAGATTGTTCACCTCTTCCATATAGTCTTCTACGGTGAAAAATATTATAATTATTTGTATATCTTGCTCCACCTACTCCAGAGGCCCACCATTCACCTTCAATTGCTCTACCTACCATCAATCCGTATTCGAGTGACATTTTCTCTTCTTGAGGAACTACCTGATTAGGAAAGGAACTTTGTGTATTAGTATAAATCATCTATTATATTATTTTTGAAACTAAACCGTTATTATCATATGTTTTAAAACCTAAATCTATTTTTTTAGATTGTCTTTGAGATGTTGGTTTATATTTAGTTCTATTACATGCCATAATTGCTAAACCTGAACTAATAGAAGCATCATGTTTTGTTCTATTATTAATATCAAATTGAGTCCAATCTTCTAAAGTTCTTTGATGATACATGTCTCCATAAGTCTCATTTTTAAATCCAACATGATCTTCTATGTATGCTTCTATAGCTGCTGCATGTGCTTGTTTAATATCTTCACTAGAATTTGGAATTCCACCAATTTCTTTTTCAGAAACTGATAATTTATTCCAAACTTTGTCTGGTCTATTTATAGAAAATAATCTATATCCTCTTCGTTTTAAATAGTATAATAATCTAGGTTTATTATTTTCTGCTAATATAGGCATGCCATAAAAAACCATTGCCATTAAAACATCTTCAAAAAATATTTCAGCTGTTTCAGGTCTAGCTATATATTCTAAAAAAAAATGATTAGCTGGTGCATCTTCTAAAGAAAATTTAGTTAATCCATGAAGCGATCCTTTAGAACCTCTACCATCAACAGTACCACTAATATCATAACTATCACACCCAAAGGCTCCCATATGATCATTGCCAGGTGATTTAAACCCATGTTTTAAAATTATATTATTTTGTAAATTTTTTGGTGGGATCCAAGATATATTAAATCTTCCATTTTTATTTGGAACAAATATTACTTTAGTATCTTTAACACCATTTTCCCAATGAAATGAACCCTTAGTGATAGTAGCTAAATTATTTATTTCTTCATTATAATCTATTTGTTCATAAATTTTAGTAAGATTAAATAAACTTTGTTTAATCTCATCTCTAAAAGCATGTTTTTCTGTTCGTGGAAATTGTCTGTAATATTCGTTTAAACTATCAGCATCTTCTTTTAATCCATCAACTTCGTTTTCCCAATGTTCGATGACTCCTGTTGTAATTGGTACATTATCAATTCCAAGTTTTGGATTTTTTGGCGTAAGGAATACAGGTAATCCAAAAGTATCCATGAATCCTTCGTAGTTCCATTCCATAGGGATGAAAAGAGAATAGAGGCCAGAAGCTGTTTGTCCGTTTCTATTTCTTTTTGTAACATCGCTATTGTAGTATAATTTTTTAAAGTTGTTTCCACCTTTGTCTAACGCGTTTGATGTTGAGCCCATCATACATTTACCTACGATTCTACGTCCTAGTCTTAATGTAGTTTTTGTAACCCTCCAGTTGTTTAATATATTGTCAGGTCTTTCCCATTTACCACTTTCATCGTGAGCTAAAAGTTTTAACTTTTCACCATCATAAGAGTTATCACCAGTATTTTTCCAATCTATAGTGGTGTCCAACCCCTGTAATTCACGAAGTTGTTCATTGGTTTCAAGTTTCCTTCGTGTAAGCTTTGACGCTGGTACTCTATAGGCGAGTTCGGTTTTAGGACGATCCATTCCGTCTTGGATAGGTTTGAAGAAGAACGGATAATTAACACTAATGGGTACGACTTTGTCTGTGAACATTTTCTTAGCGTCTGCACCAGT